GATACGTTTGTGATTGTGGTATGCGTCACCGTAATCTTTGGCACGTTGCCCATTAATAAGCTTCTCTGCTTGCCGCAGAAGTTCTTCTCGTTTCATTTTAATGTACCGTCTGGTTGAGGGGCCCATAGACTATCCAATCCTTTTCGTCGTTGTCCCATTTTAAAGTAAGACCGGGCATATCCTCATCTTTAATTAAAGGGTTTGACCAATCATTGAGAGTCGGGTCCACAACAGGCCCGTGTTCTTTTTCAACATCGCGTAACAATTTCTGGTATTTGGATAAAGTAATTTTTGTCATAGGTCATAACTCCGTGAAACATCTTCTGCGTCTACTATATACAAATTCTGTTTAGCACGAGTTACGGCAACATAGAAAATGCGGTGAGTATCGTCCGGGTGGCGTTGAAACTGGGTATCCGCGGCTGGACTAAGGTCCGTGAACAGCACAACATTATCTGCTTCACCACCTTTTGACCCGTGGATCGTGGACGCTGTAATGCGAGGAACGCCATTAAACTTCTCGCCCCTACGTAAAAGTGCCGTAACGTAAGCCCTGTCAGTATCAGGCAGCTTGTTCATAGCTTGGGACCAAATCATATCTTTGTTCGCAAGCAACCCCTGATCTTTTAAATTATCAAAAGTTAAAATGTCGTTGTCTTCTATTCCCGGTAGCTTCTTAAAGCCCCGCGTCAGTCTTTCTCCAACAGACATGTAGCTGTAAATAATGCGAGCCACCTTACCTGTTACTTCCTTACCTTTTCGTACCTGCTCCCAACCATTGACCGCTTCACTAACCTTCTCGCTTATAGACCGGTTGCCGCGGTAGTTGAACAGATACCCACTAGACTTTAGGTCGTGAGCTACAGGCGTTAGTTGATAGCCTGCCTGCGATAAAATTAACCAATCCCCTTGCGCCATATCTAAAGAATTGATAGTTGAGATACGCGTCACATTGCCGGGTTCTGATCGTGGTTTGTACTGCTTTGGAAAGCGCCTAGCAATGCGACGCACGACATTCTCTGCTACATCGTGGACCCGACTAGGGATACGATACGACTGCGAAAGTATCTCTGAACCTCCGGGTAAGTTAATAAAGTGGTCAACATCTGCACCAGCCCATCGGTAGATAGCTTGGTCATCATCACCTGCGCAGTACATCCTCTTGGACTTAGTATCTAGTAAGTGAGCTATGTCCCACTGCAATGGGGATAAATCCTGTGCCTCATCTAAGAAGCACAGATCAAAATCTGGGCAGAAAGTGTTACCGTTGGTAGCAAATTGTTCAAGCATGTCAGTAAAGTCATACAAACCCATGCTTTCTTTGTACTCTTTCAAGCACTTCGATACGTGGAAAACAGTGTTCCACTCCTCTTCTATATTGCTTTTGTTATACTCTTCACGAAGGTCTGACTTGCACAAACGAGATAAGTTAATTAAACCAAGGATAGGATCACTACTAGCCACCATACTGGGCACATCATCATCTATTGAAGTATTCTTTTGAGCGCCTAGCTCGACACCGATAGCACGACTTAACTCACGGTAGTTCTCCTCCTGCATAACCTGCTCTGGGCGTATGTCAGACATAGTCAAAGCTAGACTGTGCAGGGTCCTGAAGAACACTAAGTCTTTTTTAGGATCAAGATTAAACCGTGCTGCCGCACGTTCTTTAGCTTCGTTAGCTGCTTTACGTGTGAAGGCAAGAAAAGCTATTCGATCCGGTGGAGTTCCGCTTTCAAGAGCTTTGTCTACCATGTTTAAAAGAGTCGTAGTCTTACCTGTACCGGGTGGTCCAAATATCCTATACATCTTTACGCTTCTCCCTGCTATAGATTTGTTGGACACGTTGCTTTGATATACACCAGAATTTAGCGACGGCTGTCATAGTCATACGCTCTTTGTCTATCATCTTGACTATCTCAGCGTCTCGCATCTTTCGGTGTACTTTATCAGGTACGCCTGCTATCAAAATGGAGCCTCCTCTTGGTTACCAAAGGCGGGTGTTTTTAAATCCACCTCTGCATTTTCAAAAGCAGGAATTTTCCACACTCGAACGGATCGGCCTTTGATCTTCAATACCATGCTGTCGCCGTTAATGTCTCTCAACCGCTGGGCAATCTTGTGGGATTTGTACTCAAAAAATTTATTCTTTTTCAAATAACTCTCAAAGTCTTTTAGCCTGAAGTAAGTAACCTCTTCCTCTTCATCGGTCCAAGGGCGGCGTAACAAGATTTCTTCTTTATCCTGCGCCTGCTGAAGGTGACGGCAAAACTCTTCGAGGTAGTCGTAGAACTGTCCGCTTATACTGGCGTCTACAGCAACTTCCATGATCGCGCTTTCGTTGTCGCGCATCTCAGTTAACAGGGTGCTTATTCTGCTTTCCCATTGTTGCTTTGCTACGGAGCGTGGCATGAAATTAAGTTGTTCCATGCAAGCTTTTTGAAACAGGGGCTGGCTCATAAGAGCTTCTGTATCTAGCTCCAGAGGCTCGCCGTTAACGTCCATAAACCAAACCGGTGGGGTACTATTGTATTTGCGGAGATTAGCGATTGTAGCCCCTGCTACAGCCGCTCCTATGCCAAACTTACGTGTACGACACAGTTCTTTATTGCAATATGAATTTATTGGAGCGTCATTACATTTGTAGGCGTATTCTTTGCGTTCTAACTGCTTCGCAACTATGTTGACCTCTGATAGTGGCAATGGCGGAGACACGTACTCCATGTTGTACCGTAGAATTTCCGATTCCCAGCTATCCGGAAACGCTTTTCGTAGATAGACGCCGATATTAAATAGACCATTGTTTCTTCCACCTTCGCTAATTCTCTGCTTGCACAGAATTTGTAAACAGGGTGGACCGTCCTTTGCGATTATATCGTTCTCACCACTGTCGGTTACTTGTAGCTTAACAATTTCTTCTGGGGTTTGAGCGTATTTTTCGTATAGCTCATAAAATTCATTCAGATCGGCAGACGTGCCATCATCTAAAAAAGCGTAACGTAGACCGTTCTCATGATCGTAGTAAGGTAGGTTGAGAAAGTTTCCTACGTCACCGCGGTCTAAATGTAATTTGATTTGTTTGGGAAATATCTCACTCTCACCATAACCGAGAGCGGATGACATATGTTGCAAAGTCTTTTGCATGTCTTTTGCGGATACCCACTCCTTGGCAAACAAGAAGCAGTGTGCGCCACCGGATTTAGACCGGCATACTACTAAAGGTAATTTTAACTTTCTTACTTTTTCAACGAGATGTTTGTGATCTAGTGGATAAACGTCCACGTCGATACATCCCCAGACGCACTGGTTATTCTCGTTTATGGGGATGATACCCAATCCATTACCACTGCCGAGCAGGTGGTTTTCCCAAAGCTTCTTTGTTCGGGGTTCTCTTAGGACGCCAGCTTTGCCTTGGGCTTTGCCGTTCGCTCCTGTTTTTTCTATTTTGAAGTAGCCGTGGGCTTCCTTCAGACCATCAAAAATGGTCATAAACTTATCTACTGACATTGTGACCCCCATACGGAAAAAAAACGGCGAGGCTTTCGCCCCGCCGCACGACTAATTAAAACGGTACGTTACCTGCCGTTCCTTCGTCATCCGTATGTTTCACAACAACATCTCCTGCCGTGATACTCTCCGCAAACCCTTTAGCGCGGGTGTACAGAGTTCCATCATCAATGACACCTTCCACTGACATTTCCCATCCATGCCAAGAACCTTTTGAGTTCTCTTCCTGTACGGTTTTTAAGTGGTAGATGTGAGAGAAACGAGGCGGTGTAAACGGCCCATTAGCTCCCTGCATTGACCGAGACGCCATCATGCTATTCCACTTGCGGCTCTTTTTAAGCTGCGTGGATTTCATCGCAATAAGGGCTGTCTCGTGTGACCCATCTGCGTTGATTAACAGAACAAAATGCTGGTGTGTCTCTTCAATGTACTCACCATTGCCGTCAACAACGTATTCTTTGTTGTCATCGGCAGACCGTTCCGTTTTCGGACGTGCTTGTCCGGGCTCATAAATTGCCGTAGGCGCACCGCTTCCGCTGCCACGCGGAGCCCACTGAATAAACCTACGCTGGTAAGCACAAGGAACTACTCGAACCCCTTCTTTACCTTTGTATGGAATACCAGTTACGGTGTTATATATATCACCCTTACGAGCCGTTTCATTCTCATCCAATACCGGATCATTGCCAGAAAGAACCTTGAGAAATGGAAGTGCTAAATCCTCCGTTCCCATGTTCTCCATGCCCTGTCCTGCATCCTGCTCCATCATAGCGGGGTTAAATACCGCTATATCTTTTTTGCCAGCTTCGGCTATATCTTTTTTATTTGACATTATTTCTTACTCCCTTTTACATTTTTAATTACTGCGCGTTGACCTATCCATGCTCCAAACAATTCCATTGGAAAATCTTCTCCCGCCTCGCAACGCTCTTTTACAAAAGCACGAAGTGTTTGAGGATGAACCTCTGTTTTCTGTTCGGGGACATACCCTTGCGTTTGCGCAAACGCGGCAAAGGCTCCTGCTAAATCGTCTTCTCCACGGCCAAATTGACACAAGACAGTATTTTTAATAATGTCATCGTGCCCATGATCGCGTAGCCATTCATAGGCCTCTGGACGTTTATCAACAAGAATGGAAGCACCATAGGTTTGCTTAACCTCAACGGTAGAACCGTCATCTAGTGCAAATGAAGCTATGCCTATCTCTGCAAGCATCGCAGGCATCTCTTCATCCGTGAGTTTAATGTGACGTTTCTTGGCTGCTTTAAGGTCTCCCTCAAGAGCCGCGATAGTCTCTTCTTCATCACGGATTGTTCTGGCCAACGCGGCTATAGAAGTAAGCCCCTGCTGGTCAATTTTTTCAACGGATGATGCAGTCGTTTTTTCAAAGTCCTGCTCCATCATCTTACTAAGGTCACTCATCGTTTTTCTCCTTTCGTGGTTAAAGGCACCTTTCGGGCCTTGACAAATGTAGATATTATCTTATACCATACAGAAGTCAAGTAAATATTTCAATAGGGGCAAAAATGAAAAGCTACGAGTACGAAACTCAACCATACGATCACCAACGCCAAGCGTTTGAAGAATCGTGGGCCGCGGATTACTACGCGTTGCTTATGGAAATGGGCACTGGTAAATCTAAAGTAGCTATAGATACCATGGGTGCTTTGTTCGAGTCCGGGCAGGTAAAGGCAGCACTCATTGTAGCGCCTAAAGGTGTTTATGATAACTGGGTAAAGGGTGAAATACCGATTCATTTACCTAAACGCATACCTAGAAAGGTAATGAGGTGGTTGCCTACTAAGTCAAAGAAGTATGACGGTGAGTTAAAAGACTTTATCGTAGACTTTGATAAGACCTTTCTTAAAGTGTTTGTCATGAATATAGAGGCGTTTAGTTCACCTAGAGGTACGGAAGCGGCAATAGCCTATTTGTATCAAAATCCTGACAACATTGTTATTGTTGACGAATCAACTACAATTAAAAACAGGAAGGCTGCGAGGACGAAGAATATAATTGCTTTACAGGAACGGGCTAAATACCGCCGGATATTGACCGGCTCCCCTATAACCAAGAGCCCTATGGACCTGTTTAGTCAATGTAACTTCCTTGCCGAAAAAGCATTAGGCTTTAATAGTTATTTTGCTTTCCAAGCGCGGTACGCTAACGTTCAGAAACGGATGATGGGTCACCGCAGCTTCCAACAGATTGTGGGCTATCGTCGATTAGATGAACTTTCTGAAAAGTTAGACGGCTTTAGTAGCCGAGTTCTAAAAGTCGATTGCCTTGATCTTCCTCCCAAAGTTTATTTACGCCGGGAGGTTCCGCTCACACTAGAGCAAGCTAAACTATATTTGCAGATGAAGAAACTTGCGTTAGCCAAGCTAGAGAGCGGCGAGCTAGTTACTACTGCTAGTGTTTTGACACAGATAATGAGATTACAACAGATTTGCTGCGGACATTTGCAGCCAGACGAGGGCGAGATACAGACGGTTAAGAGCAACCGCTTGAACGAATTACTCGACCTTACTGACGAGTTTCAGGGAAAAGCCATCATTTGGGCGACGTATACACACGACATCCAACAGTTGGCTTCTGCCCTGCGCGACCGGTTCGGGCCCGAATCGGTCGCAACCTATTATGGTGCTACTCCACAAGATGAAAGGCAAGAGATTGTTGAACAGTTTCAGGACCCGGATTCACCTTTACGGTTCTTTGTTGGACAGCCTAAAACTGGGGGGTACGGTATTACATTAACTGAAGCTACTACCGTGATTTATTACAGTAATAGCTATGACCTAGAAATAAGGCTACAGTCTGAAGATAGAGCGCATCGTATTGGTCAAAAGAACAAAGTTACTTATATAGACTTAGTGTCGCCGGATACGATAGACGAAAAGATACTACAAGCCTTGCGCAATAAGATAGATATTGCAGGAAAAGTGTTGGGTGAAGACGTTAAAGGTTGGTTAACTTACTGAAACGTCATCTGAAGTGAGCCTATTCCCATGTCTTGTGGTCCGGGCATTTGCGACATAGGGTTCGGTATTTGTTGGAACTGTTGTTCCATAGGGCCGCCACCGTAACCAAAGCTTTCTTCCGCACCAAAGTGTGCGCGTTCTGCTTGATCTACTAAGTCCACAAACTCTTCTACTTTACTTTGCATTTCTTGGGACTGCGGGCCAACATAAGTTTGGTTTAGGTAATTACTGTACACATTCAGCGGCGAAGACTGCATCTGATTCATTTTCTGACCAAACTGTTGTTGCATGTTTTGGAACATACCACCTACACCGCCCATTTCAGGACCTCGTGACATCTGTGGTAAAGGTAGTTCCATTGTTTTAGCATCAAACATGCCCATCTGTTGTTTCATAGGGTTTGCATAAGGTGATTGGATCATACCGCCTGCCTCCATATGTTGTACGGGGTAAATCACTCCACCTTCCGCTCTTTGTTGTGTGTTGCCGCCTCCGGAATTGCCCGGACCGCCGGGTCCTCGTTCAGGACCATCTTGGGTTCCGGTGCCTCCACCTGTTGTTTCAGTAGTGCTG